TGAGCGCTCCAACCGATAAAACCCTCACAAATCTGCAAATGAACAAGATGATCATCGCTGGGCCTGACTTGGGGCGAAAACCCGTCCGCCATCAGGGTGTTCTCAATAGCCTGCTCCTCAGCCTGGTCCTGTTGCGCGTCCGGCGGCTCCTGGTAAAGATCGCTGATCCACTGCGCATCCATGAGTTCGACCAGCTTCTTATCGACCTCGAAGGTTTTGATCCAGGGGACCCCTTGAGCTAGCTGACGCAGCTGCATCAGCTTCTGGATCTCGCGCTCCCGACTATAGCCATCCACACTCCCGTTAGGACGCAAAACATACTTATTATCAAAAGCCGCATCTTTGAGACTCAATCGCTGCTTGCGCCAGAAATAATCCAGGCTCTGCCGATCGTACTGTTTTAAAATGCTCCAAGCCTGTTCATAGATCCGGGTCATCGAGCCCTTTAAAATCCGGGCGCGCAGATCGTTGTTCTGCTGCATGACGTTGGTGATGACATTGGTCTCCGTCGCCGTCTTATTCCCGGTCGGCTGGTTCGGACCAGCCACCCCGAAATCAGGAATTCCGATCCTTTGCTCGGCGGTGCTCCGGTTAGAAGCGATCTCTTCGTCGAAACTGACCGGCGGAGTAGGCTGCTCGACCAACTGCAAAACCGAATCGTAGACCGCCCCGGGTTCCCACCGGATATTCTGAGCATTGATCGAGCCACCTTGAGTCGAGAGGACGGGACGATTGGCAATCGACATGAAATCCAACTTTTCGTTCCAGGTCTTGCATGCGGAGGCTTCGTACATCTGGGTCAGCTCACAAACCCCGCGACTGGAATAGTAACCGCCGTCAGTCAACTCGTAGGGAATCATCACCAAGGGCACCTGCCGGTGTTCGTAGGGAAGCCGGAAATCGGGACGCACCGGCTCGTCGGGTTGCAAGGGGCTGAAGGTCTTGACCAGAATCTGCCCGTCGCTCTGGCGCAAATAGACCTCCCACAAAACAATCAGATCCTTGAGCCTGACATAGGAAAGCCCCTCCGCCGTGTAGCGATAATGCTCGTACTTCTGATCTGGCCTTCCCTCGCCCTTGATCGATTCTAGAAAGGTCTCGTCGGTGTTGAAACCCTTGGCTTCGGCATCACGCAGATACTCAGCTTGGCTATACTGCATCACATGAACCACGCGCTCGCTAGAGTTGAAATCGTAGGTGGCGTACGGGGGGACAATCACAAAGTAGGGATTGATGGAGGCAAAGGAGAGTCGTTGCTTCTCGCTATCCCAAAAGATTTTGACAATCCCCATCCCATTCTGCAGACAAGAATCAATCCCGCAGATGATCTGCTCGGAAAAGTTGCTCGATTCCCTGACCTGGTAATCAAACCACTGCGCGACCGAATCGGTGTAACTGTCCCCCTGATCCTCCAACGAGTAGAAACTGGCCAAGAGTTCCGGTCCGAAGACCCACACCACATAGTAAGGTTTGAGTTTACCGATGATGGTGTCCGCGATGGGAACGTGGACATTAGCGGCACCGGGCCAGGGGCGATTGATCCGACCCATCCCCAAGTTGCGCATCTTCTGCCAAATTATCTGTCGATGCTCCCACTTGAGGCGATCCCGGAGATCGTTATTGATCTCACCGTAAAGTTCATGATTGTCCTCGGTGGGCATACTTCACGGAAAAGGAGCCACGTCCAAGGCCACTACGGTCGCTGCAGTGTCACTGGCAAAAGTAAAGGTCGTGTTGCGCAACACGTGATGGCGGACGTAGGTCTCACCGGCTTTCAAGGGGTAACACTGCACGCCCCCATTAGTGGCACTGATTGAGGGGTCGAAGCTGATCCAAATTATCCCCGTCCCGTTATTCTTGACGGTAACCGTATTCTCGGTGTCGCCACCGAAAGAAATCGTATTAAGATCCCCAATCGCTCCGGTGGTCACCGCTGCATGCAGACGAACAGCTATGTTCTGAGGCATTTTGGGCAGCTATCCGGTAACCGCGTCACCCCCGCGAATGGTGAGATAATTTTTGGAAAGCGACGGAGTCCCGGTCACCCGGCATTTGTACCCGAAATTGGGCAATTCAGAATAGGGGGTCACCACCACCCAATTTCCGCTGGCTCCGGGTGCCCCGACAGCGCTGGTGATCGTCAAGGGGGTGGCCGGACTGATCCCGGTGGTGCTCACGAGACTCAAGTTGACCCAGCTGTACAGCCCGGTGTGAATCACCGGGGCAAAGGTGCGAATAGTGGTTGCGATGGCCATAACCTTATTGCATCAGCGTGCTCGGCCAGACTTGTTTAGCGTTTATCGCGATAATCAGCTGGCACTGGCCGCCGCTCGGTGTCGTTGCGGCCGGAAACGTTCCGATGATGCTCGTTCCCGTCACGCCCCACGCGTAGCTCACCGCTCCCAGATCGCCAGAGCGCGTAGCAAACAATGTGGTACACAAAGCGTCCAACGTCGTTGTACCGGCCACCGCCGTCCCGGGCGCAGGCGCCGCCAAAGGTGAAATTGCATCAGTGCTCATGGACGTATGCTTGAAGGGTAAACGCTCCGGGCTTCTAATTTAGCGAACAGCGCGCACCCGTTTAACGCGCTCGTGGTCGTGCCGGACGGAAACGTAGCCACAATCGTATTGGGCGCCGAACTCCAAGCGTAAGACGCTGCGCCCAAGTCGCCGCTCCTGGTCGCGAACAGGGTTGTAAAAAGAGCGTCGATCGTTGTGGTCCCTGGAATGGCCGTGCCAGCGGCCGGCTGCGCCAAGACCTCGGGCGCTTTCTGCTGCCCGACCTGGACGACCCAGTCGTCAGAGGGGCCGCCCGTACCTTTCCACATCCAGTGACCACCCGGCGAAAGTTGTCCGTAGTGGGTGCCGCGCGAAGAGGGTTTGCTTTCAGTTTTCATGTGATGCTAGCCGGATAAAAAGCGCACGCTTCAAAGCGCATGTACATCTTGCTGGAAGTGGCGTTCTGGGTGGTGGCGGCCGGAAAATTGGCCACAATCTCGTTGGGCCCACTCCATTGAAAGGTGGGGGTGCCGTGCTGGGCGCTCTGGTTTACGAAACAGGTGTTAAAGAGCGTGGCAATCGTCGTGGTAGAAGGAATCGAAGTGCCGGGAACAGGTTTAGCCATAAGCTTGGGCGCTGATTACCAGTCATCAAGGATGAGAAATAACACTTAAAACTTGACAAAGGCAAGCCTTCTCTATTCGCCGGGCCACGCCCCCAGCTCCTCCAGGTCGGGGCGGGCGGTGCGCAGGGCGCTAGAGTCCATGCGCTCGTAAGCCTGCTCCAGCTTTTCCCAGGGGGAGAGCAGCGCCCGAGCGGCGGCGTAGGAAGCAAAGCGCGAAAGCCCGTGGGCAAAGGCTCCGCAGACGGCATCGGCGCGATCGGGGGACTTGAGGCCCCGGCTGTCGAGTTCCTCCTTAGACTCCAATTTCACGCGGCCGCGACGGTCAAAGGCCAGCTTGCGAGTGACCAATTGCGAAAAGAGGGTGGGATCGTTGAGGAGCACCACCTCCCGGCGGTTGACGGCCCGGGCCAGAGCCATCCAGATCTCAGTCCCACGCGAAACGTAAGCCTCCTTGTTGGCGCTAGGGGCGCCGAAATCGAAGCGGTTGATGGGCCAGCCGGCGTCGGAGAGCATATCAACCATCGGCTTGCCCAACCCGCCGTTGTCCCCCCAGATCTGCGGGGCCTCCAGGCGGAAACGCCGGAAGAGCATGATGAAGCGGCCGACCGCGGCGGTGGTGTTGCTCTCCCGCCAGGCTTCCAACTCGAGGAGCTTATTGCCACAACGCACCGCCAACACGTTTTCATCCCGCCCGGCGGCGAAATCACAGAAGGCGCTGGTCTCAGCCCGAGAAAGGCGGGTCGCGGGAGGGTGGCTGAGCAAATTAGAAACCTCCTCGAAATTGAAACAGAAGTTGCCCCCTTCGGTTTGAGACATGAACTCCCCGTAAAGGGTCGATTTGGTGTATTCAGCAGTCTCCCCGTAGGTGGCGATAACATCGTCGATGCGAGCGCGTGAGATGTGGGGACAATCAGCCAGACCGACCTGGGAGGTGAGAAGAAACTGGGCCCGATGATCGGTGAAAGCCTGATAGAAACGACCCGCTTTAAGGCCAGGACTGGAGATGTAAAGCATCACACTGAAACTGCAGCGGTCGAAAGCCCGGAAGATCTCCTCCTCG